TTTATCTCTCCCCCCTGTGGATAACGCGACCTGTGGAAAACAAAAAAATAAATAACAAAAAGTTATGAAACATCCGCATCATTTGAAATATGGACGAGAATATAGAAAAGCTCGAAAGATTATTTTGGCTGGTAATCCGACCTGCTACTGGTGTCATCTCAGACCTGCTACGACTGCAGACCACGATCCTCCTGTAGATACGGTGACAGATATGAGGCTCTGGCGTGGACAGCTGCGACCAGCCTGCAGCAAGTGTAATTATTCGAGGGGAGCGATTTATGGTAACAAAATCAGACAGGCCGTTAGACGTAGCCGTAAGTGGTAGGCGACGTAGATCAGGTAGACACGTGAGAGCTATGAAGCGGATGCTAAAGGGTCGCACTGACATCGATGCAGTCACGCGAACGATGCTACTAGGTCTTACCGCTGCCTGGGATCAGATAGAGGAAAGCAACCAGGCTATAAATTCAATACCAGCCATATCTAAGGAGCTACGAGAGATCTGGTTTAAGATAGCTCCTACTGACTCAATAGACGAGCTATGGACTTAGCAACCGTATGTCCTCCTAGATGGGCTACTGAAAGAGATATAGCCCTAGCTACAGATGGCGACAAGTTAGAGAAGGTCGCTAACCTAATGGGCTTTAGCCTTTATCAATGGCAGAGACAAGTAGCAGACACAGCCTTAGAAAAGGTAGACGGACATTACTGGTATAGGACTGTAGGCGTAGCCGTAGGTCGTCAGTCTGGAAAGTCTAAGCTCGTAGAGACACGTATCGCCTATGAGCTATTAAAGCCGCGCCATCACGTCGCCTATACAGCTCAGGATCGTAATATGGCTAAGCTAAAATGGCAGGAGCATATAAATAGCTTTGAGCGTTGCCCTGCTATTGCTAAACACATACATCGTATTAGTTACATAAATGGCAGCGAGCGCCTATATATGAAAAGCGGATCTACATACGGCATAGTCACACCTAACGATAAAGGTGCGCGAGGTATGAGTCTTAATCTAATGGTCATCGATGAAGCTCTTATGCATCCTCTTAGTCTTATAGCTTCGCTGCAGCCTACGCTAGCGACTCGTAAAGATGGACAGTTATGGATCCTGTCTAATGCTGGTATCCCTGGGAAAAGCGAACTACTACAGCATTACCGCGAGGTAGCACACGCTAACATTAACGATAAACAGACGAGACTAGCCTGGTTCGAGTGGTGTCCACGTGAGGAGAAATTTGACTATATGGATGAGTCAGTATGGGCGCAGTCGATACCATCTTTAGGTGAGTCTAATGGCGTATTAATTGAAGCTGTAAGAGAAGCTGCTAACACGAACAGCCCAGAGATATTTACGAAAGAATGGCTAAACGTCTGGCCTGCTAAAGAAGCCGTAGCGGTAATAGACGTAGATCTATGGGACAGCCTAGCTCGTACCGATATAACCATAGGTAATAAAATCGTCTTAGGTGTAGACATATCTAGGGAGCGCGATAAGTCCTCTATAGCTGCATCTGGTTTAGTCAGAGAAAAGACGCCAGTAGAAATCATCGAAGCTAAAGACGGCGCTAACTGGGTATTACCACGCCTTATAGAAATTGCGAAAAAATGGAACGCGCCAGTAGTTATAGATAATGGCTCTCCAGCCTCATCAATGATAGGAGAGCTAGAAAATGCAGGCGTAGGCGTAATTAGCGTAGGCCTCAGAGACTACGCTAGAGCCTGCGGATCCTTTTACGATGCTGTACAGGCTAAAAGCATCTGTCACCTAGACGACCCTAATCTAAGACAGGCCATCGTAGGATCTAGTAAAAGAGCTTTAGGTGATTCCTGGGCTTGGTCGAGAAATAGCACAAATAACATTACGCCGCTGGTCGCTGCAACACTGGCACGATACGGCGTAGTAAATGAACCTATCGAGATGCCAGTACAAAGGAGCAAAATCTACTAATGAAATATTTACCAGTAACGCTACAGCTTTTAGGATCTATCGCCATTACCACAGGTGCATACTTAATTTATGCTCCATCTGCGATAGTATTAGGAGGGTCTTTTCTAATGCTCTTTGGTATTGCTATGGAGAAAAGGAATAAATAATGCTAGGACGACTACTTAAACGGCAGATACAGCCGTCTGTAGTCTATACATCATCTGGCTACGTAGATTCGCTAGGTAGAGTAGGTAGAGCTTTCCAGGCTAACTGGTCAGGTACTTACGTCGATACTAATACAGCGCTAGGCGTACCAGCAATTTATCGCGGTGTTACATTAATCGCAGATGCTATAGGCGCACTAGGTCTACATAGTTACCGTAATGCTCGTATCGTTAAACCAACACCGCAGATATTAATTAAACCTAATCCGCAAGAGACGCGCATCGAAACTATTAGCGCTATGGCTGCATCTTTAATCTTAGATGGTAACTATATAGCTGTACTGGGTGAACGCGGCGCTAACGGCTTACCTGATTTCTTTTACCCTGTTGCTATCGATCGCGTAAATCTTACTCGCGTAGATGGTCGCATAGTTTATAGAATTGACGAGCAAGTCTACGAGGCAGACGATATATTACATATTAAAAACTTTACGTTACCTGGCGAATTTTTTGGACGAGGAATAGTAGAGACACAAAAACAGGCAATAGGTAAAGAGATAGCCATTAATGAGTATGCATCGCGTTACTTTGATGGTGGCGTAAATCCTACAGCTGTAATTAAATCTGGTAATCCTGATTTAACACAGGAGGAGGCAGACGCTCTTAAAACAGCGTGGCTATCTATGTATAGCGGACGTAATCGCCAGCCTGCCGTACTAAATTCGACTACAGATTTTGAGATACTTTCATCTAACGCGCAAGAGTCACAATTAATAGAGGCGCAGATACAGGGACTTACAGAGGCTGCTAATATCCTGGGCTTACCTGCATATTATTTAGGTGCGCCTAACAGCTCTCGTACTTACGCTAACGTCGAGCAAGAAAATCTACAGTTAGTACGCTGGTCGATACAGCCGATCGCAGAGAGAATAGAGCAAGCGTTATCAGAATTATTAGTACGAGGTCAGACAGCTAAATTTAATTACGACACGCTATTACGTACAGATACGCTATCGCGTTATCAAGCTCACGCAGTAGGTCTTACTAACGGCTTCTTAACTGTAGACGAGGTGAGAGATATGGAAAATAGAGACCCTATCCAGGGTATAGATGATGAGCCTATAGACACTATCGAGGCTCCAGAATATGACGAGGAGGATGAATTAGACGTATGAGTACTAATGAAATCCGCAGCTATGCACTAGACCTAGAAATCCGCGAGGATGAAAATGGAGGCCGTACTATTTATGGTATCGCTGTCCCTTATGACAAAGAGCAACGCGTAAGCGGTGATACTACTGAGGTATTTAGACGAGGCGCTTTCGCTGACGTTATTAAGGCAGCCCATCGAGTGAAGCTATTAAGAAACCACGATTCTAAAAATCCAATAGGACGAGCTACGTTACTACGAGAGACAGATCAGGGACTTTACGCAGAATTTAAGGTAAGCCGCACACGTGAGGGAGACGATGCGTTAGAGCTAGTAAAAGATGGCGCACTAGACCAGCTCTCAATAGGTTTTATGCCAATTAAAAACCGTAAGCGTACAGATGGCGTTATCGAAAGATTAAAGGCTCATCTAGCAGAGGTATCTCTAGTTACTTTTGGCGCTTATGGAGATCTAGCAACCGTTAACGGCGTGCGATCACAGGAGCCACTAGGTACACCTCGACTCGATGCAGCTAAGGCGATTTTAGATGCCATACAGCATCGTAAATAACCATCCTGAGTGTGATGGCTACGCAGTCGTAAAAGACTCTAATAATGAGCTTATAGGCTGTCATAGGACAGAGGCTCAGGCGCAGGATCAATTAACAGCGGTAAATATCGCTGAGTATGGCGAAAGAGCTTTACCTGATAATTACAGACCTGCAGATAGTTCAGACGTCCCAGAGGGTCGTAACTGCGGTAACTGCGGTTTTAATGTCGAGGGATACTGCATTAAATGGGATGATGAGATAGCAGCTAATTATTACTGTAACGCCTGGGAGCCAATGGCTCAACGTCAGGAAAGCTATAAACCTACTGCAGCTATGAGAGCTGAGGCTCAGCGAGGCTTAGACTGGCGTAAAGAATATGGGCGCGGTGGTACAGCTGTAGGAATAGCTAGAGCGCGAGATATTGCAGGCGGTAAATCTTTACCTTTAGAGACTGTCCTACGGATGAGGTCTTTTTTTGCTCGTCACGAAGTAGATAAAAAAGGTAAAGGCTTTAGTCCAGGAGAGGATGGCTACCCTAGTAATGGTCGTATCGCCTGGGCTCTATGGGGTGGAGATCCTGGTAAATCGTGGGCAGATAACATAGCTAAGAAAAACGAAAATAGGACAGACAGAGCCTTAGCAATACTAAAACTATTACGCAAAATATAGTAAGATATTCATAGAGTAAGACACCTCGATTTAACAGGTGCGACACCTCGCATAGTGCGACACCTCGCCACGTTACACATCGACACCTCTACGACAAATAATTAACTTTTATTCTAGGAGAGTAAAACGTGGGAAATAACTTTTTAGATGGTCTACGCGAAAAGCGCGAGACTAAGACCTCTATGATCCAGACGATCGTAGACCGCGCCGCTGAGGAGACTCGCGACGTAACAGAGGTAGAGCTAGCTAATATCGAAGCTCTCAACCTCGAAGTAAAGAAGCTCGACGAAAGAATTGAGCAGATTTCAGATATGGAACTACGTAACGCTAAGGCTGCAGATCTAGCCGCTAAGGTAGATAGCACAAAGCCAGCTAGCGAAAAGCGCGAAGCTATTAAAGTAGTTAGCGAACCTACTACATATTCACAGCGCAGCGAGTACAGCTTTTTAGCTGATGCTGTTAAGGCTCATTTCAACACTGACGTAGATGCAGCGGATCGTATCCGTCGCCACCAGCAAGAAATGAACGTAGAGTACCGCGCAGCTGGTACGTCAAATTTTGGCGGTTTAGTAGTACCACAGTATCTAGTAGATCTGTATGCACCTAAGCTACGCGCTGGTCGTCCGTTCGCAGATGCATCACGTCGTCATACTTTGCCACCGCAGGGTATGTCAGTCGTGCTATCTCTTATTGGAACTGGTACAGGCGTCGCAGCTCAAACTTCACAAAACACAGCAGCGGTATCTACAGATCCGCAAGACAGCACACTTACAATTAACGTAAATACTGTCGCTGGACAAAACAGCGTATCAAAGCAAGCTCTACTACGTGGATATAACCTAGAGTCAATTATTCTAAGTGACTTGATGCGTGCATATAACACAGAGCTAGATAACTTGATCCTAAATGGAACAGGATCTAATGGACAACCTCTAGGCATCCAAAATATGACTACAGGAATCCTAGTTACTTACACTGCTACCACTGGTACAGTCGCAGGTCTCTATCCAAAACTTGCAGACGCTATTCAACAAATTCAGAGCAACGTATACGCATCGCCAAACGCGATCTTGATGCATCCTCGTCGTCTAGGCTTCTTGCTTTCAGGCCTAGATAGCCAGAATCGTCCGCTAGTCGTACCAACTGCGTATAATCCTGTAAATGCTATTGGAACAGGTGAGGGATACCCTAACTACGGTAATAATTCAGGTTACTCAATTCTCGGTCTACCAGTTATCACAGACGCAAATATCACTACTGCAGCTGGAACTGGTACAAACCAAGACACGATCCACATCGTCGACCTTAACGAGTCTCACTTATTCGAGGAGACTGGTAGTCCGACATACGTTACGTTCGAGGAACCAAATGGAAAGGTCGCGCTAAATATCGTTATGTACGGTATGTTCGCATATACCTCTCTACGTTATCCTAAAGCGTTCGCACAAATTAACGGAACTGGATTAGCTGCACCTAGCTTCTAGTGCTAATAAAACCATCTGGGGGGCTACGGCCTCCCAGTGGTTATAACCATCCAGGATCTAAGGGGCGTGCTATGAGTGATATTAGAAAACACTTTAGTAATGACCTATTCTCGAAAATACCTGTCCCTATTGACGATGAGGCTCCTGGATGGCTATAACTAACGGTTACACCACGCTTAACGCGATGAAAACTTTTTTAAGTATTGCAGATAGCTCAGACGATACATTATTAGAGGGACTTATTGAGTCTGCCTCTCGCAGTATTGATCGCATAGCTAATAGACGTTTTTATTTAGATGCTAATGCCTCAGCTCGTAAATATCGCGCTTACAGTGAGCTGTTTACTTATGTCGATGATATTGGAACCAGTAGCAGTCTCGTAGTAAAGATAGACGATGATGGAGATGGCGTCTTTGAGACTACGTTAACCGTAGATACAGATTTCTTACTAGATCCACTTACTGCCTCGTCTTTAGGTAGGCCTTTTACTCAGCTGACAATGGTTAACACTTCTTATGTCTGGCCTATATTCCCTGGACTGTTTAGTAATGGTCTGCGTCCAGGTGTTGAGGTTACTGCCAGATGGGGATGGCCTAGCGTTCCAGATGACATAGAGACAGCCTGCCAGATACTTACAGCTGACCTATATAAGCGTAAAGACTCTCCAGGCGGCATCTTAGGTCTAGGCGATTTAGGAGCTGTTCGTATGAGTCCACTAGGTCGCGACGTTACTGCGATGGTCAGAGCTTATAAAAAAGAGGTCGTAGCTTAATGGTTCCATCGACAGTACGCTCTAATCTCAAAGCGCGACTAGCAACTATTACAGGCTTAAAGACTTACGATTATATTCCAGACTCTGTTAACGTCCCAGGTGCAGTAGTAGGTCAGTTAGATCTCAATTTTGACGCCACCTTTAATCGTGGTTTTGATAACGCTACCTGTACAATACTTTTAATTGTAGGACGTATGAGCGAGTCAGCTGGACAGACAAAGCTAGACGGTTATCTAGCGTCAACAGGTTCTACCTCGGTAAAAGCCGCGATCGAGGCAGATGCAACACTTAGCGGCGCTGTCCAAACCCTGCGAGTAACATCCGCTACCGCTGGATCTGTACAGGTGGCTAGTATCGATTACCTTGCGTATCGGTATAATGTCGAATTGATCGGCTAAATAAAAGGAGAAATAAATGGCGATCTTTATGGGTAATAAAGTAGCTGTAGTCGCAGGCACTACAACTATTACCACTTTCGTTAGCGCGGTCAGCCTGTCGCGAGAAATTGATGCCGTCGAGATAACAAGTATGACCGACAGCGTCCAAAATTTAATAGGTGGGATCGAACGCCCAAGCGTTACGCTTGAAGTGTTTAACGATTTTGCTGCATCTAGCGTTAACTCAATTTTTGAGGATGCACTAGGTACAAAATTAGCTATCCAGCTAATTCCAGTCTCAGGCACTGTTACAGCGACTAACCCTCGCTACTCTATGTCTGTTTTGGTTGCCCAGTGGCAGCCAATTAACGGAAGTATCGATGCGCCAATGACTGCATCGATTACGCTTCCAGTAACTGCTCTTACTAAAGCTACATCTTAATAAACGAACAAGGGGACAAAAATGGCTAGTACGTCTATTGAACTAACAAAGAAAGATGGCAAGAAGTTAATTTATGAGCTTACGCCGTCTGCTAAAGTGGCTTTTGAAAGTCACTTTAAGTCAGGCTGGCGTAGGCGCTTAATTGATGAGCAATTAGAAAGCGATTTATGGTGGTTCGCCCATTACTTGCAAAGTAAAAAAGGTGATACAACTTTAGAATTAGGCGAGGCCTATACAGATCAATTTACCGATATTGAACTGGTCGTAGACTCAAAAAATGGATAGACCGACGCGGAGATATATGGGAAGTCGCAACTGTGTCGGTAGCGACAGGTATACCGCCTAATGCTCTATTAGACTGCGATCCTGCTATCTATTCAGCTATCAAGTTTATTTTACAGGAGCAAAGTCAGGCGCGACAGACACCGCGCGTAACGAGGAGGCGTTAATGGCACGTAAGCGCACTTTTAGAGGCTCTGTCGTCGTAGACGATTTTGATAAGTTAGTAAAAGAATTGAAGAAATTAGATCCACAATTAAAAAAGGATTTTAGTAAGGCATTAAATGCTGCAGCTACACCGTTAAGAAATACTGCAAGAAATTTTGTACCTGCGGATGTTACAAATGGGAGTGGCGTACCTATCTTTAGACCTAACCCACCTACATATACCAGTCCATCTTGGATAAACGATACAGAGCATAGGTCGAGAGATCCTTTACGATGGACGTGGCAACCAGGGGAAATCAAGGCTGGCATCAAAATCACAAGATCTCGTAAGAATAAGGCTCCATTTGGCTACAACAAAACGGCATATTCAGCCTTAGCCGTAGTTAATAGTAAACCAGCTGGCGCCATATATGAATTGGCAGGTGCTGGTAGACGTAGTTCTAGGAAACGCACTAAAAGTGTATCGCGTAACCCTAATGCGCAAAATGATTTTCAAGAGATGATAGTAAGGGTAGCGCCGCTAAATGGTCTAAAAGGTCGTATGTTATTTAAGGCAGAAGCGCAAGTAGGCGATAAGGTTAGGCAGGAAGTCGAGAAGGTAATTAATGAGCGACTTAGGAAGTTTGTGAGGGCTGTAAATGGCAACCGCTGATGTCGGCGTAGATCTAGTCACAAGGCTAAAAGATAAAGGCTTTAAGGATTTAGAAAAATCGTCAAAAAAACAAGATAAAGTCTTAGGGGCTTTAGGTAAGCGTCTAGCGGCTGCATTTTCTATAGCCGCTGTGGTCAATTTTGGTAAGGCGTCTGTAAAGGCTTTTCAAGAGTCACAAAAAGAAGCTAATCGACTACGTACTCAGTTGGACTCTTTGAATCTTGGTTTTGCTCAACCTTTTCTAACTGACTTTATACAGAAAACGCAATTAGCTACAGGCATATCAGGCGGTGTTTTGACTGACGCTTTCAATACTCTATCGCAAGCCACTAATGATGTAACCACCGCGCAAAGATTACTAGCTGTCTCTCTGGATATATCGGCGGCTACAGGACGCGATTTATCGACTGTGACAACAGCATTACAGCGTGGTTTTGCAGGGCAGACTACCGCTCTTACTAGATTAAAAATTGGCTTTACTACTGCAAATCTTAAAGGTAGAGATTTTGATGATGTACTTACAGAATTAGAAACAAAATTTACTGGATCATCTGCACGCGCAGCCGACACCTTAGAAGGCAAATTAGCGCGTCTAACTCAGGCTGTAGACGAAGCTAAAGAGGCTTTCGGCGAAGGTTTAGTAAAGGGTTTGGATGATAGTGGTGTAGCTGTAGAGGATTTACAGAAAGATGTGATTAACCTGGGTGAAGCTCTAGGACTCTTGGCTGGCAAGACCACTGGCTTTATTGCTTCTGTTAATAAAGATGTACAAAAGTATTTCGAGGAGAGCGATCGTGCTATAGCTAAGTTTGTACGTAATATTGCTGGCAATATAACCGAAATTACACGCTTGGAGGAAGAAAGAGGACGCGCTGCATTACGAGCTAGAGGTCAGATATTTAAGACCGAGAAGGAAAACGCGAAAGAAAGGGCAGCGGAGGAAGCGCGTAGAGCAAAAGAGGAAAAGGCTGCTGCGGCAGAGAAGGCTCGAAAAGCAAAGAGAGAAGCCTTAGAGAATAAAGCAAGATTTAAGGTGGATGCAGATTTGATAAATCTATCGGCGGCTTTGCGGCGAGGTCTTAATGATAAGGATAAAGCTGCAGCGATAGAGGCTTTTAACTTAAAAAAGTCAGGTTATGAAAATGATATTAATGCAATTAAAACGCTAGAAAACACACAGAGGGGCTATTATAATTTTCTGTTAGATGGCGAAAAGGTAATAACTGAGGCTCGCGTTGCTACGACTACAAAATCTATTGCTGAGATAGACAAATTAGTCACAGCTGCTAAAGGCGTATCAAGTCAAGAATTTAAGCTAAAAATAAATACAAATGTCCCAGAGTTAGTTTTAGATTTAGCCAAAATTGAGGCGGCTCTGCAACGTTATCAAGTACAAGTAGATGCAGCTTTAGCGCCTTTGTATACCGATCCTATATTTTCTAAAAATATCGTAGAGGGCTTAAGCATAAGCGAGAAACAGCTGATAGATAGATTTATGGCCTCTGGAGCGCAGGGTATTTTGCAAAATCCTTTTCGACCTGACGTGGACTTAAATCCTATTATCGCTCAGATACAACAGCGCGAAACAACCTACACTGCAGCTAGGGGCGCTTATAAAGCTATAACACCACCTGAGGAACTAGGCCTAACCGCTAATACCTCTTTTATGGGAACAGGGGATACAGGCGGTACGGTCGTTAACGTTAACATTAACGGCAGTCTAATCTCACAAAATGATTTAGTAGCAGCTGTTACCGATGCCGTTTATGCAACACAGCGGACAGGTAACAGCCTTATTATCGAGCAATAATGACTACTGGCGCGGTATTTACCTGCACTATCGACTTTAGTAACGGTGCTAACTTTGACCCTAGCCTAGTCTTAGATGATCCGTCGACACCGCTAGACCAGTCAGTATTAGGTACTAGCGCATCTGACATAGTAGACGTTACTCAGTATTTATTAAGAGCAGCAATACGGAGAGCCTATAACCGTACCTCGGATAGTTTTACAGCTGGTAATGCTGCAGTTAGATTAATTGATCAGACAGGATTATTTAACCCTGCGAATACGTCCAGTGCCCTATACGGCAAAATTTTACCAATGCGTAAAATACGTTTTACTGGAACCTTTGCAGGTCAGGAATACGCTTTAGGATCTATGTATATTCAGTCTTGGAAATATACTAGCCCTACAGGTTTTGATCCTGCCTACGTAGATCTCAACTGCGTCGATGGATTCCAATTACTTAACCTCGCGTCTATATCTACGGTCACAGGCGGTACAGCTGGACAAACTACAGCGCAACGTATCAGCAGTATTTTAGATGCGGCTGACTGGCCTGGAGGTATGCGCTCTATATCTACGAGTAGTACCACTACGGTACAGGCCGATACAGGTAGTACTAGGACGGCTTTAGCTGCCTGTCAAACAGTCGAGGCTACAGACCTGGGCGCTTTTTATATTAATCAGCAAGGCTACGCCACTTTTAAGTCTCGTAATGACATTATCTTAGCCTCTGGCGGTACGGCGACCGTCTTTAGCGATACTGGTGCCCCTAACACGATTACCTATCAGCGCGTATCTTTTGATTTATCAGATTTTGGATTAGTAAATAGCTGCACCGTCACGCGTACTGGCGGAACGCCTCAAACAGTCAATGGCTCAGATAGTATCGATACTTTTTTTAAGCATAGCCGTAATCGCAGCTCTATAGCGCAGACCGATACGGATGCCTTAAATCAGGCGCTTATGATCCTAGCAAGTCGCCAGGAGGTAGGTGCAGATTTACGTATGGAAACTCTGGTTATCGATGCCTCAGACGGCACTAACACAGATCGTGTTACTGCAGCTTTAGAGCTGGACGTCTTTGATCCTATTAGCGTTATACAGTCATTACAGGGAGGTAATGTCGAAAGCGATACCGTTATAACAGGGGTTGCCTACGACATTACGCCTAGTTCATTTTTTACTACTTTTACCACCGCGCAACCGTTCGCGAGTGGCTTCGTGCTAGACTCTCTGGTAGATGGCCTACTAGATGAGGACTCGCTCGCTTATTAAGGAGAAATAT